GAATTGACGCAGAGAGTGATGAATACTATAATCAAATCAACAAACGTATGAAGGAGTATTTCCCTCAGAAATTTGCTCAAGAAACGACTGAAGTAAAACAGGCTACAAGAGAACCCGTCCAAAATGTAGCGTCTGTTAGTCGTAGATCTGGAGGACGCAAGTCTGTGAAGCTCACCAAGTCACAGGTAGTTATCGCTAAGAAATTAGGGGTGCCACTAGAGGAATACGCAAAATACGTGAAGGAAGGAGCATAAAATTATGACAAATATCAAAACTTCACGCGAGTCTAGTACGAGAGAAAAAACAACTCGTAAAAAAGATTGGACTCCACCATCCAGTTTGGATGCGCCAGCTGCACCGCAAGGTTATGCGCACAGATGGATAAGAACCTCAACTGCAGGTTTCGAAGATCCAGGTAATGTATCTAAGAAACTAAGGGAAGGTTGGGAATTCGTAAAAGCCGAAACCATTTTAAGTGAGATCGGTGAAAACGATTATCCTGTTATCCATGAAGGAAGACATGCTGGTTTAATCGGAATTGGTGGCCTTGTGTTGGCAAGGATACCGGAAGAGATTCTGAAAAGTCGTGCTGAGTATTTTAAAAAAATAACTCAAGATAGAACAGACGCGATTGATCGAGATCTTATGAAGGAGCAACACCCGGACATGCCAATCAATATTGATAGGCAGTCTAGAGTTACCTTTGGTGGTAGTCGTAAAAAATAATTTTTTTGCATTACCTACCCGAGATAGCTTGGATAATATAAACATAATAGGAGAAAACAACTATGGCAAACGTAAGTGAAAAGTTCGGTCTAAGACCGTACAGAAAACTAGACGGAACACCATTAGTAGGAGCTCAGAACAGATACACTATTGCAAGTGGATATACTTCTGCAATTTTCCAAGGTGACGTGGTAAGACCAGTTACTGCAGGAAATGTAGAGAGATATACTCCAGGCACTACATATGCTGTTGTGGGTGTTTTTAACGGATGTTTTTACACAGATCCAACTACTCAAAAGCCGACATACAAAAACTACTACCCAGGTGGAGTTGCTGCGAGCGATATTACAGCGTTCGTAATCGATGACCCTGATGCAGTGTTTCTTGTAGATTCTGATTCGACTTTTACTAGAGCAAATCTGTTCAGTAATTACGATGTTACAAACACTACTGGTGTAACTCAAACAGGACTGTCAAAAGCACAGTTAGATCACTCAACAGGTGATACAACTAACACGCTTTTGTTACAAGCAATTGATATTTCGCAGGACCCAGATAATTCTGATACTTCGACATCAAATGCTAACATTCTTGTTAGAATCAACAATCATTTCTACCGTCAAGGTGGAACAGGCCTATAATAGAGGAGAATAACTATGGCAATATCACGATCACAACTAGTTAAAGAACTAGAGCCAGGTTTGAATGCTTTATTCGGCCTGGAATATAGTAGATATGAAAATCAACACGCGGAGATTTTCACTACTGAAACATCTGACAGAGCTTTTGAAGAAGAAGTAATGTTAAGCGGTTTCGCTTCTGCACCAACTAAACAAGAAGGTGCTGGAGTAGTGTTCGATCAAGCAGGTGAAACTTTCACAGCTAGATACAACCACGAAACAATTGCTTTAGCATTTGCTATCACTGAAGAAGCAATCGAAGATAACCTATACGATAGACTTGCAGGCAGATACACAAGAGCTCTTGCAAGATCTATGGCAAATACGAAGCAAGTTAAAGCTGCAAATGTTTTGAACAACGCGCAGATTACTACAGTAACTGGTGGAGACGGAGTATCGTTAATTAACAACTCTCACCCATTAGCAACAGGTGGTACTTTCTCAAACGTTCTAGCAACTGCTGCAGATCTTAACGAAACTTCACTTGAGCAATCATTGATTGACATTGCAGGATTTGTAGACGAAAGAGGTCTAAAAATTGCTGCTTCTGGTAGAAAAATGATAATTCCAAAAGAATTACAATTTACTGCTGAGAGAATCATGAAGTCTCCAATGAGAGTTGGAACTGCTGATAATGACATCAATGCTATCGCTAACATGGGTATGGTACCAGAAGGTTACAGAGTTAATAACTTTTTAACTGACACTGATTCATACTTCTTGTTAACTGATGTGCCTAATGGACTAAAAATGTTCGTTAGATCACCAATCAAAACAGCGATGGAAGGTGACTTCGATACTGGCAATATGAGATTTAAAGCTAGAGAAAGATACTCTTTTGGATTCTCTGATCCAAGATGTGTATTTGGTAACGGAAACTTACCAACTAGCTAATAAATACTAATCAGTATTAACTAAAAGGGGCGGTGTTTTACATCGCCCCTTTTTTTATGTATAATCAAAACAACCTAGAAATTAATTTAATTTTGTAGACTGGCTAGGCAGACGGTATAGAGACTACAAAGTTTAACCGCTATACAAGGAGAAACTATTATGGCACAAACTACATTTTCAGGTCCAGTAAAATCAGATAACGGTTTTCTTGCACCTTCATACACATTAGTACAAGCAGCAGCTATCGACAGTCCAGCGACTGGTTTAGTTATTTACATTTCTGATGCAACTGGTTCAGGAGTTACTGGATCACTTTGTTTTTACAATGGGACTAGCTTTATTGATGTTACTACTGGTATTGCAGCAGTATAATAATTAAAAGGAGAACACCATGGCAGCAAAAGCTGATATACAAGCAACAATAATTTCTGCAACAACAGTAAATGCAATTATTGCACAACCTGTAAGATTGAAAGGAATTATCCTAGCAGGCTTAGCTACGTCTGGTACAGTTCAATTAAAAACTACAAGTGCTACTGGAACTACATTATTTGAAGCAGATGTTCCTGCAGGAGATATCACATCTTTAAATATACCTGAAGATGGAATTTTATTTCCTTATGGAGTTTATGTTTCAACATTTACTGTAGCGAAAGCAACATTGTTAACTGATAAGTACTCAGGACCTAATTTAACTGGTCAGAATGGCTAACAAATGAATGGTATGAATAGATCAATACCAGGTTTTAAAAGAGGGGCTGATGTTCAGCCCCCTAAAACCAAAAAATATTTTAGAAAAACTGAATCTGGTGCAGGTATGACTAAAGCAGGTGTTGCAAGATACCGAAGAGAAAACCCAGGATCAAAATTAAAAACTGCCGTAACAGGCAAAGTTAAACCAGGATCAAAAGCTGCAAAAAGAAGAAAATCTTTTTGCGCTAGATCAGCAGGACAAATGAAACAATTTCCAAAAGCTGCTGCAGATCCTAATTCAAGATTAAGACAGGCTAGAAGACGATGGAAATGCTAGATGTCTTATTTAAATGCTAATATACCACCAATTTATTGTAAGATAAGGAAGGAGTATCTTTATGATCTTAAAGAACATCACGGAGAAAGCGAAGACTGTGTTATCTTCGGTCTCACAAGCATATCAGGACGTGCAATCTTATTTAATATCATGTTACCTAATGGCGCGTGCTTTTGGCGTTTGCCTATCTCAGCGTTTTTCCAAAAATCGTATGACAGAGCCGATGTGCCGAATATGCAGACGCACGAATTGGAATTGTGGAACTGTTTTAGTTATTGGCCTAGCGTTCATTGCTTTGATTGGTTGGATGGTATAAAAGGAAAATTTTTAGGATTAGATAAAAAATTTTATCATGGAAAATATTTATTCACGATTGATTGGGCTCATCCAGATACTAACATCTTGGATGTTGAACATTCCGAAATACCTCAAGAACATAAGTGTGCACATATATTGGAGCTTGATAACGGTAATTTTGCAGCTCAGCCTAATAATCGCATTCTGTGGCATGTTAATTCATACACTACTGATAACAGCTGGCCTGACTATCGAGTCCAAACTACTTATTGGGATGCAGAAGATAACGATATGGTTACAGAGGATAGCGATAAAATGTTCTATGAAATGGAAAAAAAATGATAGATAAATTAATTTATAAATTCTTTGCTGCTATTGACGAGGGCTTTGCTTGGGTGGATAATAGTGTTGTTGCAATTTCATTAAAGTGGAGGAAAATAAAGATGTGGAAATTTATTAAAAAACTTTGGAAAAGATACGTTAATTGGTTATGGAGTTAAATATGAAAAAATGTAAACAATGTGATAAAGAATTTCAACCAAAAGATGAACTGGATCAATTCTGTAGTCAGGATTGTAAAGAGGAGGCATTAGCTGAATTAGATTCTGGTTCAGACGAGTGCCTGTCATGTCAATAAAAATAAACGATAACACAAGTATTGGTCTTCCGTTACGTAATTTAATAGGATTAATTGCAGCTGTAGTCATAGGTGCATGGTTTGCATTTGGTGTTATTGAAAGACTTAATGCACTAGAGACTGCTAATAAATTATTTGAACAAGATTTAT